ATTTTAAAGACTTCGGACACTTTCCTTTAAATATTGAAACTATTTCTCACAGAAAGATTTAATCATGACTCATCATATCATGACTGAAAATGAATTAACCGATTTATTCACTCAATATACCGGTTATATTGCTCTCTTTAAAAATCCTCAGCTCGACAATATGGTTAATACCCTCGGCGAAAGATTATTACTCTCCACCTATTCAACTAAAATTGAAGATGGTTATTGCGGTCCTGGGAATATCATTAAATTTGCACTAGATTCCTTTCGCTTCGCTAATAAAATGGCTAAAAATCTAGATACTGAAATTCTGGAAATGTCTCGTAAATCACTTGCTATGATTACTTTACTTTTTCCTTTAGGACGCTTAGGGGATTTAGAACATGATCAATTTGTAGAACAAAAGAGTGAATGGCATCGCAATAAACTCGGTCAATTATACGATTATAACCCACAATGTCCTAAAATGTCAGTTCCTCATCGCACTCTCTTCCTCTTACAACATTTTGGTGTGCAATTATCATCTGAGGAAATGATAGGCATTTTATGTAGTACGGGTTTTCATTTAGAAGAAAATCGATTTTATCTACATAACGTCTCTCAGATGGTGCAATTATGTACTCATGCGATTGATATGGCGTATGAAAGAGAAAAATATTTATCTCGTCAATTATTGGAGTCATAATTAATCTTAAACAGGATTAATATATGAACGAAACTTTATTACTCAAAATTTATGAACAATTATTAAGGGAATCAATGACATTAGGCGGCGGAGCTGTCGCTGGTTATAGTGCCCCTGCCCCTTACATCATTTCCAAAAGAAGAAAGAAGAAAAAACGTAATGGACAAATCAAACCCACAACATTATAAAAAAGTAATTACACCAATTGAAGTAATTGAAATGTATAATTTAAACTTTAGTTTAGGCAATGTCATTAAATATGTACTTAGAGCAGGCTTAAAAGATGGGGAAACTGACCTTGATGATTTAAGTAAGGCAGTTTGGTATTTAAATCGAGAAATTGAATATAGAAAAAGTACTAAATAACAGTAATATCTATCTATATCTATTACGTGGACCAAAACTGAAATTTTTGTACATTCGGAACCTGAATTTCCTGAAAAGTGCCTATTTATAAATAAAAATTGTAAAACACACTTTAAAATTTAAAATATTAATTAACTTTAACATTAAGGCTAATAATGAAAAAAGACTTAAAATTGAGAACTATTTCTCGTTTATTAAATGATCCCTCTATTAACACTATGACTTTAAAAAATCTAAAGGAATATGTGTTTAATTCTCCTCAAAAAGCAGCTGTCACCCAACAATGGGCGCAATCTAACTGCACCGATTTTACAGCTTACAGTAATCCTGATTATCAATGGGATTTAGTAGATTGTTATTTATCGGTGTCAGAAGGTTCGATTGGACACGTCTTGAGATATCTGCAGAAAAATGGTTATAATTGGCAAGAATTATCTTATTTTGATGATTGGAATGGCAATGGTTTAACAACCTTAGATTTAGTTGCAGCCGGTTGTCAAGATGTGTCATTTTATAATAATGTAGCGTTTCAAGCACAATCTCTACTCTCGACCTGTCAAGCTGAAGGTTTTACTGCACCTAAACATGTGTCGACACGTCAAAATCAATATGATGTTGTGTTATCTTTACAATGCGTGGAACACATGATTGCTCCATTGGATTATGTTAGGAATCTGATGCAGATGACTAAAGTGGGAGGATTGTTATGCATGTCAGTGGATGGATTTAGTTGGACACCGGATGAGTCCATTGGACATTTTTGGAAATATGAAACAGATGTTAAATTTCAAACTGTTGATGGTAAAACAATGCGTAAAATCGTCAAAGAATATTTGAAAAAGAATGGTTTCGATTTTCTAAAGAATGTTGAAGGTAATCCTGCCTGTTGGAATGCTAATCCAAATGTGTTTAAGAGAATTTTTTAAGAATAAAAAAAAAATAGTAAAAGTAACAAACTAAGAATATAATAAAACATATTAAAAATTTAGATTTTAATATTTTAGAAAAACAAACAAAGGAAAAAAAACTATGGCTATCGATTTATCTGCCTTACGTAAAAAGCTCAATCAAATTACTGGCGTTTCTTCTAAGAAGAACATTTCTTGGCGTCCTGAAGAAGGTCAAGATTACCAAGTGCGTCTCCTCTCCTTCCCCAACAATGAAGGTCAACCTTTTAAAGAACTCATGTTCTATTACAACATTGGTAATAATGCTGGTTTACTCGCTCCTTATCAATTTGGCAAGCCTGATCCAATCCAAGAATTGATCAACAAACTTCGTGATGATGGTTCTAAAGAGTCTTATGAATTGGCCAAGAAGTTATATCCAAAAATGCGTTGTTATGCACCTGTAGTAGTACGTGGTGAAGAAGATAAAGGTGTACGTATTTGGTCCTTTGGTAAGACCTTATATCAAAATCTCCTTAATATCATGTTAGATGAAGATTATGGTGATATTACTGATGTCACCGAAGGTCGTGATTTAAAGGTCTCATGTGCTAAGTTACCAGGCAAGCAATTTGCTGATACTACTGTGAGCCCTCGTCCTAAGCAATCTGCCTTGGCTGATAAGCCTGATCAAATTAAGAAGTATCTGGACAATGTGCCTGATGTGAATGATTTGTTTGAGTTGAAATCTTATGGTGAATTGGAAAAGATTTTGAATGATTGGTTGAATGGTGATGAGGCGGAGAAGAGTGATGGGACTGTGAAGGGTGGGAGCGCGACTGCGGCTGCTCCTTTAGATGAAGAAGAGATTGTGGTTAAGAAGCCAACAGTGACTGCCAAAGCCCCGGCGGCAGACACAAAGTCATCTAAATATGCTAACTTGGATGACGCCTTCGCTGATTTGGAGTGAAGAGATATTTTTTAAATCCTGTTGTAAAGACAGGATTTTTTTTTATAATCAATTATCTAAAATTTAATATTAAAGGATTTTTAAATGGCGGTTTCTAAAAAGAAAACTTCTTCGGAATTGCAATCCGATGTGATTACTGATGACTTTACTAGTGATTTAATTAAATCGTTGAACAAAGAAAGAGGCATGCGAATTGCTTATAACCTCTCTTCAGATGACTCACCAACCCATGTCAAGCGTTGGATTAGTACAGGTTCAGTACAATTAGATTACATTATTGCAAATCGTAAAAATGGTGGTTTACCAGAAGGTCGTATTATTGAAATCTTTGGACCACCGTCCATTGGTAAATCACATATTGCTTCTCAAATCGCTAAATCTACGCAAAGGGCTGGTGGCATTGTAGTCTATATTGACACAGAAAATGCTGTCAGTATTGAAAATCTAAAAACCCTAGGTGTTGACATCTCTAAACGTTTCGTCTATGTAGATACTCACTGTACTGAGGAAGTCTTTAGTATTGCTGAAAGTACTATCATGAAATCTAAAGCGATGCAAAAAGACGTACCTGTGACGATTATCTGGGACTCTGTTGCTGCTACCTCACCTAAAGCTGAATTGGCAGGTGAATATGATAAAGATAGTATTGGTTTACAAGCTCGTGCCATTTCAAAAGGTATGAGAAAAATCACAGGTATTATTGCTAATCAAAACATTCTCTTTGTGTGTCTCAATCAAATTAGAACTAAGATGGGTGTGATGTATGGTGATCCGACTACTACTCCTGGTGGTGTGGCCATTCCTTTCCACTCAAGCGTTAGAATTAAATTAGGCGCTGGTAGTGCAATTGAAGGTCCAGATAAAGAACCGATCGGTATTAATGTCTCAGCTAAAATCATCAAGAATAAAGTGTCAGCTCCTTTCCGTAAAGCTGAATTTCAAATCATCTTTGGTAAAGGTATCTTTGAACATGAAGAGATCTTTGATAATTTACGTAAGTTAGGTGAATTTGAATATAACGGTAAGAAGATTTGTATTGATGGGGCTGGGGCTTGGAAAACCTTATTGGTAACAACGTTGAGTGGTTCGATTGAAATTGAA